CTCAAGGGCGAACGCCTGATCGGCCTGCTTCAACTTGAGAAGCATCTCGGGCGTGGCGTTGGCCATCGCGGCTTCGATCTCGTCATGCGTGGCGTCACCCTTGCCGAGTACGGCTTTGCCAATCGCGCTGACCGCCATCCCGATAAGTGGCCCGCCGAGTGCCGTCCCGAGCGCGGGGGCGACGGTGCCGACCAGGGTGCGCCAGTTGAACTTGCCCACGTTACTTGCAGCCCTTCTTGCCCTCGGTCATCTCGTGCTTACTCATGGGCATGTGCTTACTCATGGGCATGGTTTTCGAGGGCGTGGTCTTCTTGGCGCCTGTTTTGCGCCCGTGACCTTTTTTGCTCATCGCTTACCCCGCTTGGCGCGTCGCTGCTCGCTCAACGCGATGGCGACCGCTTGTTTTCGATTGGTCACCTTGGGTCCAGTCGATGACCCGCTGTGGAGTTGGCCCTCACCAAACTCGTGCATCACCTTCCGCACCTTACTGGTCGAGTAAGGTGCGGATTGGCGAATGCGGGAGACGGCCATTGCGATCAGCGTACGGCGACATCGGCGACGGCGTGTCCACCGATCGACATCATCACCGTGACCACCATGTTCACCGGCGCGGATGTGCCGATCACCATGTCGAGGACAAGGTATTGGCCCTTGGTAAAGTTGCGCGCCGCCTGGACGAAGGTCGCACCTTCAACACTACCATTGGCGGTGATCGCGGTGGCGGCCAGCACAGGGGTGCCACCCGCACCGCCGTCAACCGCGGTGAAGTTGTAGACGGCCATCGTCGATGCGGCACCCGGAGCGGTCATAAACGCCCATGACACAGATTCGATGCGCATGTCGCACGGGCAACGGAAACCGATTTCGCCCGCACCGCTGACAACAGTGGTCGCCGTCGTGAACGGACCCAACACGAAAGGTACGAGTGCGCCGACCAGTGGCCCCGGTAGCGCTCCACCGGGACCATAGGCCATGTGATCGGGAAGAGTGGGCATCTGCTTCTCCTCGTGATCGCTTGGCGATCAGACGAGCGGTTGGAAAGCGGAGGAACGGAAGCAGAAATCAACGCGCGGGTTGACGAAAGCCACGCCGAGGACCATGGACTTCCCACCGATCTGTGCGTCCGAGAAACGGATGCAACGAATCTGTCCGCTGCCCGAGCCCTCGTCAACGCAGATGAACGGAGCGTAGGCATCGGTGTTGAGCACGGTGTCATTCGCGGCGGCAGAGATCGAAGCCGCAGCGGTGGCTGCGGTCGCCGAGGTCGTGAGGTCGGTCCCCGCGCTTGCGATCAGCGAGCCGGTGAAGAGTGCGCCGGGGAGTGCGAGGGCGACTGTGAGCTTGGATGTCGCGGTGGTCGCGGTGGCCTTGGGCTCGACGGCGACGCCAACGATGACGGCGTCGGAGTGCCCGTTGTCCACGCGGTCGCCAAGTCCCGAGGCCAGGACAACGATGTCCCCGGTACGAAAGACATCGGCGTTGACCCAGATGGTCGCGATGGTACCGCTTTGTCCGCTACCCCCCTTACCAACTGAGCAAGGGACGATCGGTGCGAGGGTTCCTGCTGTGGTAGCCATATTCGTTGATCTCCTTGATCGTCAGCTTGATCGTCAGTTGGTCATGCGCCCGGTGAGCCATAGTTGCCGAGCCAATGCACAGGTGCGTTAGAGAAGCGGCCGAGGATGGTGTGGATGGCGACACGAGCGCGCCGGTCGTCGAACGAGTCGAGCACCGGCCGCTTGCGCCACAGGAAGTAGGCGTAGTGCTTGGGGGCTTGGAGGAACCAGGCGTCGATGTCATCGCTCAGATACGGGTCGCAGATGATTTGCAGCGACTCGGTCGTGTTCTCGACACGGTTCGCGGTATCGGGGCGATTGCTTGAGTTGACGATTTTCTTGGCGTTGTACTCGTCGTCGGGGGAGACGATCAGCTTCGAGAACTGCGCGATCATCGGGATGCGCAATCCCTGGTCGTTCTTGTACTTGCGCCCCTGGATCATCCCGGCGCGCAGGCTGGTCACGGTCAGGTCAACCGCGGTGGGGCGGTTGTTCTGGGTCGGTCCCGCGCCCCCGGTGATCGCGGCGTGCGAGGTCGCGAAGAAGCCCGAGTTGTCGGGGAGCACGAGCCAGGTGGCGCCGTCGAAACCTTCCGCGGTCCACGGCCGATGCGCCTCGATCTCGACACGCTCGGCAAGCGAGTCGGCGAGACCGTTCGCGCCATCGCGAATCGCGCTGCCCTTGTTCGCGTAGAGGTCGTCGTCCCACGCCTCCTCGGACACTTCCATGGCGATCGCGTAGACCTTGGGGGTCAATCGCTTGGTGGTCCCCTCGATCGGATCGAACGCCTGGATGTTCACGCCCTGGGGCTTCTCGACCGCGATGGGCAGGCCCGTCCCGGCGAGATAGTCCTCGTAGTTGCGCACCGTGGTCTCGACGTTGTTGAGCATCGAGTAGTAGGACTTGCGCGCCCCGAGATTGGTGCCGACGATCGCACGAATGCCGGGGGCCATGTGGTTGGCGAAGCTGGTTGTGAGACTGGGGGGCATGTGAGTGGCCTCCTACCTTTCGTCGATCGTCAGGGGGTCAACGCGCGGCGCGGGCGCCGCGGTAGCCAACACGATTGGTCGTTTCGCGTGTCGCATGAGTGCGCACGTCCTTGTACTCTTCTTCGCTCTCGAAAACACGGGGCTTGATGCCGCGGCGCTCGCTGGCGAGGTAGGCGTTGACGGCGTCCTCTTCGCGGTCGCGGTACGCCTGTAGCTTCTCACGCTGGCGCAACTCGTGTTCCTCGCGTGTGATGTACGCGAGCATCACGTCGCCGATCTTGATCTGCATGCTGGCCGTGTCAACGTGGATCTCGCTGAGGCCCAGCTTGATCGCCGCCTCTTTGAGTTCCTCGATCTTGGTGAACTTCGTGCCGTAAGGGACGTACGCGCCGTGGCCGAGTCCGAAGTTCCACATGTGACCACGGAGCTTGTCGGGCTTGGTTGAGATCCAACGGGCGTGAAGATCGGGGTGAACCGCGGCCCAGTTGGGGATTGTGAAAAGGTCCGCTGATGCTGGCATGTGCGGCATGACAGGTCTCCGTTAGAACTTGCCGGGCGCGACGCGCTGATTGCCGCGGGCCTCGTCGATGACAGGATAGCCGGGGAACTTGGCGCGCTCTTTGAACGGGAGGGCGTCGAACTTGGCCTCGTTCGCGACCTCTTTGGCGTATTCGTCGGGGGTGACGCCCGTGATGTCCGCGCCCCAGACCTGCTCCTCGCTCAGTTTCGAGGCGAGGCCGGTGAGGGTGCGATGGCCGCGCGAGCCGGGGGCGTTGGGCGGGGGGACGAACTTCGCCTTCTCCTCGGCCACGCGAGTCGCCACGGTCTCGTCGAGGATCTCGGTGAAATGGTTGCTGCGGACGGCCGCGACCGCGGCGTCCCAGGCGTTCGGCAGCACACGCGCCTCAAGGGGCATCGCATCGACTGCACGACGAACCTCGTCACCCCAGCGGTCCATGATCGTCTTGTGCTCGGTGCGCGCGACGCGCTCGCCGAGTTGAACGGCTGTCTTGACGATCGCGTTGTCGTTGGGATCGGCCTGCATGGCGCGGTTGGCCTTTTGCACAAAAGCATCGCGAATCGACATGGCCTCGGCTGCCTTGCCGCTGGCGAACAGTTCATCGACCTGGGCGTTGACCCGATCGGCCTCGACCGCGAGCGCCTGTTGCGTGGCCTGGGTCGGCCCCATACTCGGTTGCACGGGCGCAGCCTGCACAGGCGCGCGGGACGCCTCGATGGCCTGCTTGATGCCATCGCGAATGCTATCGACCGCAGTCTTGAGCGAAGCGTTGGGGTCGGGTGGAGTCGGGGGATCGCCCTCGGGATTGGGATCACCCGTACCGCTACCATCGGGATCGTGTAGGAACTTGGCGAGGCCAACGAGTTTCATGTGCGCTCCGCTTGGTGCTGTCGGCGTTGTAGCTCCTTGCCGATCGCGTCCAAGAATCTCTCGACGAGTAGTATATCACGATCCGCCTGGGCGAGAACACCTTGACTGTATTTTAATTTCTCGGCTGGCACATCGGGGTCCGCGAACTGCTTGACTATGTACTCACGGTCACGCCCGATATAGGCTTTGAGAACGGTCCAAAGTTGATCGTCCTTGAACTGGGCCGCCTTGACGCGCAAGTGGGAGAGATCGGCGGTGGTGAGGTCCTTGAGCCCGCTCATGGCGTGTCGTCCGCGTGGAGGGCGATCATCACCTCGCCGTCCCCAACGATCCAATAGGGAAGACGCCGTCCGTTCCAGAACACGGGACGACCGGCGAACTCGTCGATTATCACGCGATCGCCCGTGCGAATGTCATCGGGGTCGATGCCAGGACCGACGAGAAGCACACGCGCCTCGATGCCATACGTGGCGCGGGTGCGTGCATCGTTCGCGGGTGCGAGGACATGCTCGCTGACCCGGCGTACATCAAGGTCCTCGATCGCCACCACCTTATCGACGAGCAGACGGGCGCCGCGGAGCTTGAGACACGCAAGGTCGAACTCGGTGGACGGGTCCATGGCACAGGCGCAGCGATCGCACAGTTGTGGGGCGAGCGGTGCAAGGGGCGCGATCTGCGAACTCATAGCCCGCACCGCATGGCGACGACGATCACGGTGATAGCGACGGCCGCGACCAACCCGGTAGCGATGAGCAGGCTGCGGTCCTCGATGCGCGTGCGCCTCACTTGCGCGCCCGCCATGACGAGAGCTTGAACTGAAACGCGAACGCCACGCGGCTGGTCGTTCGACCGTCCACCGAATACGGCACGAGGAAGTCGCGGCACCCAACGCGGAATGGTGTCTCGCCAGTCGTGCCGTCAATACGCATCTTGCTCGCATCGAGGGTGAAGAGGAATGGCTTGGCTCTCGGAACGATGGTCAACGCGAAACCAGGATCAAACTGGTCAGCGTAGTTGACCAAGGGGCCGAGGTAGACATCGACCTTGGGCGACGAGCCGATGATCGAGTCGGCGGCGAGTGTTGGAAGCGCGAGAAACGCGGAGAGCAGGGCGAGGAAGGCGAATCGATGTGGGGTCACTGTGAACCTCCATGACACGATCGCTTGACGAGATCGTCAATGCGAAGATGAATCGCGGCGTTGTCGTCACGAAGCACACGGCGAGCCTCGACATTGGTGGCCGCCAACGCTTCAAGCGCCTGGGCAAGATGCAGCACACCCACGCGAAGCTCGCCGACTTGACGGTACATCAAGATATTGCCGGTAACGGCGGAAATCAAAAGCCCACCGAGAACGACCGCGGCGATGCTGTCCGTAATCACAGCACAATACCTGTACGCATTTCGTGTTCGAGGCGCTGCGCCCGCTGACCCACCTGCCCATACCACTTGCTCGCCTTCATCTCATCGGCCGCGTCCTCGTACCGCATCTCGTCCACCGCGGCGAGGAAGTGGACGAACTTCGAGAGCGTGGCACGGCCCATGTTGAAGGCCATATTCGCGCACACGTTCTGCCGCACGACATCGAGCGCCAGCCAATTCGGGATGAGCGACGCGGCGTCCCGCTGCGCCGCGAGTACGTCGTTCATCAAGAGGGTACGCGCCTCTGAGTCGCTGATCCCATTGTCTTCAAGGTTCCGCCCATACCCGATAGTCCACTTGCCCGCGGGGCACTTGTAGAGCCGGTGCCGACCGTTGACCATCGTACGCTTGCGGTCGCCATCGGACAATTCGTCCTTGGCGCAGGCATCCACGAGCGCATTGAGTCCAGTGATCGCCACGATTACAATCCCGAGTCGGTGATCGCGGTTGAGACTGCGGTGAGCGCGGTCGAAGCGGTCGCGACCTCGGCAGCGAGGGCTATGGTCGCTGCATCGCTCATACCGAGCCCAGCGACAACCGCGGCATCGACGGTTGCCTTGGCGATGGCGAGATCGGCTACGGCAGTCGCCAGGGCGGCCTGGATGACGGTGATCTTGCAGCGCACGACGCCATCGCTGACGTGTTGGGGAATGCGGGTAATCATAGCGATCTCCTAGTTGTACGGCCCCGAGGTCCAAATCGGTGAGAAGCAGACCTCGATGATGTTCGAGTAATCGGCCGACCGATTGCCCGTGTTGTCGTAAGTCTTAATCGCGAACTCATAGCTCTGATACGGCGCACACTGGGGACACCATCGCTGCAAGGGGATCGGGAAGTCCGCGCCGAGGCAGAACCGGGTCTCGGCGATTCCATCTGGAGGGTCATCGAGATCGTCCCACCGGCATGCGATCTGCGCGAGGACGTTCCACCAGCCGCTCCCCGTGTCGCGCCAGTAGATCGAGTACCCCGCGAGGTCCGCGTCGGCCACCTGATCCCACGAGACGACCGGGGTCGGCGTGGCGCACGGCGACACATCGCCGTTGTCCGTGCATGTCGGCAGCGGAACGCACGAGGTCGCGGCGAGGAGCAACATAGCGAGGATCATTGCGCGGCACCGGGCGCGCCGGGCGGGGGCGCGGCGG